ATGAGCAAGCGCCCGACCTTCGCCAAGGCTATGGAACCCCGGCACCTGAAAGCAGTCCGAATGCTTGGCTACTGCGTCGCTCTGGGCGATGCGGCTGCATGGCTGGGCCTGAGTATCGTTCTCGCGGCGCGCCTGACAGCGCGTGAGAGAGCTGCCCTTGCCTATGCTGCCCTGACCTCGATGGACCCCGGTCAGGCCGAGGCGACCGCCGCAGCCGCCCTCGACGCCGCCGGGATGCCCCGTCTCGCTTTCTGCGGTGGGATGGCTGACGCCCGACATTGGGCTGACCACGCCACGCGCGACGAACTCAAGGCATACGCCCTCGCGGCTTTCGACGCGATGAACCCTCGCGATCAGGCAGCATTCTACCGGCGCATCAGCGAATTTGAGGTGGCGGTATGACTGACCGCGAGCTGGATGAAATCCTGACCTATCGCTGGCCGTTTGTTTTGCGGCGGGTGATGGCCGACGACTCGGACGACTGGCTGAAAGGCTTTGTCAGGTCCATCGCCAAACACGGCAAGCGCGCCGGATGGCGCCCCTCCGTCAAGCAAGAACAGATCATGCGGCGGCTGGTGTCAGAACTCGGCACCGCGCCGGAACAAGACTTCGAGCTGATCGAGAGGTGAGAAAAACGGCGACCCTGCGCGCCGCAACACGCAGGGCCAAAGTGGCGGTTCGGGTTAGCAACGGTGGCGCCACGGGTGAAAGCCTACCACGGGCGGGATCACAGGCAAAGGGCAGTCCGAGAGGTTGAGGCCCGATCCCCGGCGCAGCGTTCAAGCGTCGCAAGCAGCAACCGACTGACTGGCGGGAACGCACGACCAGACAGGCCCAAAGCGATGGCCCGGCTCCGCTGAGCAGGTGACTTCACGCAGAGGGCATAGGGACTGCCTCAGCCAAGCGCTGGGGGCAGTCGTCCTATGCCCTTCGCTCAAACCCTCACCACTAAGCAGTGAGAGAATAGAGCAACGTTAGAACAGAGAGAGACAGCAGCAATGAGCGACACGCACCACAGAAGACCAGCAGGCGGCAGGCCCACGCAATCAACAGTCGCTGCCGTGCTCTTTCTCTGCCGGGTCCTTCCCGCCGGTCAGCCTAGCGGGGGCGATTCCGCCCGACGCTTCAGCCGCTGCAGAATGTCCTAGGGGGTGAAATTTGTGAAGATCATCAGCGAATTGCCTCTGGACGGCGCGCCGGTCCACCATGTCAGCGGAAAGGACCTCTGCGACCTCCTGGACCTTTCCCCGGCGGCATTGTCGGACCTCAAGAAGCGCGGCCTTGCGGTTCACTGCGGACACGATGCCTATGATCTGACTGAAACCGTCCGGGCCTATGTCCTGCACCTGCGGGGCATCGCTTCGGGCTGGGGCTCTGCCGATCAGGCGGCGAACCTGACAGCCGAGCGGACAAGGCTGGCCAAAGAGCAAGCCGACGCACAGGCTCTCAAGAATGCCAAACTGCGCGACGAGCTGGTGGACGCAGGCGAGGTCGAACGGGCATGGGCTGACATTCTCCGGCAGGTCCGCGCGCGCATCCTCGCGGTGCCGTCGCGGCTCCGCTCCGACCTGCCCGACCTCGACCGCCCGACTCTCGATGCCATGGACCGGGCGCTGCGCGATGCTCTGACGAAGGCCGCACATGGACACGATTGAGCGGATCACCCGCAACGCGCTGCAATCGCTGGTGCCGCCGCCCCGCCTGCAGCTCTCGGAATGGATCGAGTCGCATGTGATCCTGCCCGAAGGCGTCAGCGCCCAGCCCGGCCCGGTGCGCCTCTGGCCGTTTCAGCGTGAGATTGCCGACGCCATCGGTGATCCGACCATCGAGCGGGTGACGCTGGTCAAGCCGGTGCGTGTCGGCTTCACCACGCTCCTGACCTCTGCGGTCGCATCCTTCGTCGCCAATGAGCCCGCGCCGATCCTTTGCCTGCTGCCAGCCGAGGCCGATTGCAGGGACTACATGGTGTCTGACGTGGAACCGATCTTTGCCGCGTCGCCAGCCGTCGCCAAGGCGCTGGCCTATGACCTCGACGGCGACGAACGCAACACGCTTATGTCGCGGCGCTTCCCCGGCGGATCGCTCAAGGTCGTGGCCGCGAAGGCACCGCGCAACCTGCGCCGGCATAATGTCCGGGTGCTGTTCATGGACGAAGTGGACGGCATGGAAGCCACCGCCGAAGGCTCGCCCATCCTTCTGGCAGAAAAGCGCACCCTGTCCTTTCCAGACCGCAAGATTGTTCTCGGCAGCACACCGGTTCACGAGGAAACCAGCAACGTCCTGCGCGCCTTTGCCCAGTCCGACGCGCGGGTGTTCGAGGTGCCGTGCCCTGACTGCGGCACGCTCTCCGAGATCCTTTGGAACGCGATCCGCTGGGATGAAGGTCAGCCCGAAACTGCCCGCTGGACTTGTCCCCATTGCGCGGCCGGGATCGCAGAACGGCACAAGCCCGCCATGGTCGCGCAAGGCCAATGGCGCGCCACCCGGCCCGACGTGAAGGGACATGCCGGGTTTCAGCTCAACGCGCTGGTGTCACTGCACGCCAACGCGTCTTGGCCGCAGTTGGTGGCTGAGTTTCTGTCCGCGAAGCAGGACCCGACCACGCTGCAAACCTTTGTGAATACCATTCTGGGCCAAGGCTGGCGCGGTGCGGGCGATGAACTCGACGCCGACGATCTGGCCAGCCGGGGAGAGGCTTTCGGGCTGGATAAGCTGCCGCCGGAGGTTCTGACGATCAGCGCAGGTGTGGACGTGCAACACGACCGGCTGGAATGCACCCTGATCGGCTTTTCCCAGGACGAAACGGCGCTGGTGCTGGGCCATGAGGTGATCTGGGGGCAATGGGACGATGATCGCACATGGTCGGAGCTGGACGGGCTGCTAAAGATGCGCTGGGCGCATCCGCTGGGCGGCTCGCTGGGCGTCGAGGCGACTGTGATCGACTCCGGGGACGGATCGACAATGGAAGCCGTGATGCGCTTCTGTGGCCCGCGACAGCGCCGCAGGATAATGGCGGGCAAGGGAGTTGCTGGGGCGCGCCCATTCATCGAGCTGTCGCGGTCACGTAAGGCCCAAGCGGCGCGGCTATGGCTGATCGGAGTGGACGGGATCAAAGTCAGTCTGATGGCGCGTCTCGCCCGGCCCGGCTCTGTCCGCTTCTCCGCCGATCTGCCGCCCGTGTGGTTTGAGCAATTGGCCAGCGAACGGCAGGTGGTTCGATATTCCCGAGGCCAGCCGCAGCGCCGATTCGAGCGGGTTCCCGGACGCCGCGCCGAGGCGCTGGATTGCGTCGTCTACGCCATCGCCGCCCGACAGGTTGTACATGTGAACTTTGCAGACCGGGAGGGGCAGTTGAAGGCGGGCGGGCTACAGGACCGGCCAGCACCTAAGCGGGTGATCCGTTCAAAGTTTCTTAGTGTCTAACTGGTCAGTCAGAACCACAGCGTTAGTTGCTGTTTTTCGAACTGTTAAAACACCGTTATGGGTAGCCAAAAACGAAGGCATCTTCGTACGTAGTGTTGCAGCGAGGGCAAGTGGGCTTGTAGCCCACATCTCTCAAGGTCATTTGGATACCTTCCTCAGAAAGGCATAGTGGGCAAACCGCGTGCCCGATTGGCTTTGATTTATCGTTCGGGTCTGCTCGATAATGATACCCCTTATGTAGAATTAATTCGTCCTTAGCCGAAAACCTTTTCAAGAGCTCGGCTTTCTCAGCTTCGAGCCGCTTTATTTCATTGCCTGCATCAACCATAGCCATCTTGACCTCAGCGAGGTCAGAGTAAAGGTCTGCCATTTTTGCCTTGAGCTCAGACTTGCCCAGCGAGTGATCAAGATCCTTGATAGCCTTGACCAGCGTGACCGTGTTGGTCAGCGCACTGAGTGCACCACTAATGTCCATTGTTCGCCTTTCTAAACCGCACGCCTGCCCCGCCTCCATTTTCGGCAATGAACTCAACACCGGCGCACTCTAACGCAACGCGAATCGCGTCAATCGTTCTATCGTATGGCTTGCGATCCTCTTTTTCAAAGCTGGCTATCGTTCGTTTGGCTACTCCAGATTTTGCTGCAAGGGCGTCTTGAGAAATGGACAGCAGCGCACGCGCAGCGCGGCATTGTGAAGGAGTCATCATTTTCACCTTGCGCTAATAGTGCAGCCTGCGCTAAAAGTGCAGTGTTGCACCTTATGTGATAACTTTATCAGGAGACCCTGACAATGCCCAACGAACGCGTTTGCGCGAATGCCCCCGGCTTGCCTGCCGGTCGTCTCTACGAAATCCATGATTGCTTGTGTCTCGCCCTCGACGGAACCGAGCGTCGCGGCGGCTACAGCCAGTCCGAGCGCGAAGCCCGCAGCTATGTCCGCGCGGCTCTGCGTCAGACCCGCAAGCTGATGGAGGGCGCGCCATGTCAATGACCCGCCGCACCGCTCTGACCGCCCTTGCCGCCGCACCCGTCGGCTGCGCACCCGCTGCCACTGGAGACGACACCCCACGTGTTGAAGCTGTTCAAGGACGGCTCGACTATTTCGCGAAGCTCACCGACACCGCCCCGCCGTCTCTGACAATCGTGGACGGCGATATTCAGATTAGCACCGACATACTCCGGTTCTGCGCGGAGGAAGGGATAAACTTGGACTGGCTCTTTCTTGGCGATGTGCGAGCATTTGTCCTGAGCTACCGTGAGCAACGTCTAAACGCTTTCTGGATGCAGAAAAAACTCAAGACAATGGACCGTGAAGCCCGCTCCCGCTTGCGCGATGCCCTCAAAGCCACCGTTCACCACGGAATTCCGCTCGATGTCGCGTTGTCCGACGCGGCGGTGACGTTCTGAGCATTCCCGCATGGATCACCCTGTCACAGTTTCAACAGCGATACACCGAATGTGTTTGACTAAGGTTCATGCTGAACCTTATTGTTGATACTAGACAATAGGAGTTCATCATGAACGTAAAGCTGACTGACTGGGACGTAGGTGCCCGCACCGCCGCAGACATCCTTGGAGTGCCTGTTGAAACCTTTCGTACGTGGCGCAAGCGCCACGGTCTTGTGCCGACGCCGGAATGGCCGGGCCGGGGTCGCGCGCCCGAAATGCGGTTCCAGTTCCGTGACCTGCTGCAAGCGAGGGTCGCGCAAAAGCTGATGTCCGTTGGGGTGTCGGTGAAAGATGCCTGCGCCGCCGCGCACCATGGAAACTTCAACACGTTTATCAGCGGCGGGCAGGTTCGTGTCGGCTTCGTGGACGGCGAGCTTTGTGTTCCCGGCAAACCGGGCCGAGGTCCGAACGAGTATGAAGACGTATTCCTCACGTTCTCTCTGGAAAATGACGGCTGGCGCATCGCGCGGCAGTTCAAGGAAGACCTTGCGGACGAATACGGGGAGGAGGTTGCCACTGCGGCCTACGATGACTTCGTGAAATACGTCGAAAAGATCCGCTCGCGGTCGCGGGTGGACGTGTAGTTCCGGTGGTGGACTTTGGCACCATAACAGCCGGGATGGCCGGAGCGCGCCGGTGGGCCGCGAGCGCTCTGGCGACCGCCGCCCGTGCTATCGAAACCCCTGCGGCTTACCGTTCGCCGCAGGCTGGCACGGGCGGCACCTTCCATCGAAGCCTCGATGCCGCCACCGGCGGGCGTCGCGGCAACGGCATGGGGACGTTTCACCGACTGAACGCGGAAGTTGCTGCGGGCCATCACATCGTCGGCAGCCGGGCAGCCTACATGGCTGCGAATAATCCTTACCTGTCCAATGCGGTCGCCAATCTGGTCACGTTTCTGATCGGCACCGGGCCGCGACTGACGGTCCGGGGTTTGCAGCGCAGCCAGCGCCGCGATGTTGAGCTGGCTTTCGAGCGTTGGAGCGGGCGGGCGGATCACTCGGAGCGGACCGACCTCGCGGGCGTTCTGGCCCAGATGGCGCGTGACATGGTGGTCTGGGGAGAGGGGCTGGCGCTGATGCACGACACCCCGGACGGGCTGCGGGTGCAAACCCTCGCACCGGATCACATCGACACCGCGCGCACGGCTGTTCTGGAAGGCGGTCGGATGATTGTGAACGGCATCGAGTTCGACGCTGCGGGTCGCAGGGTCGCCTACTGGCTGCACCCCGAGCGTCCGCACTCCGTTTTCACCAACGAGAGCCCCGCCCGCCGGATCGACGCAGCGGACGTTCTGCACCTTTTCCACCCGATCGGTCCCGGTCAGGTTCGCGGGCTGTCTTGGCTGGCCCCTGCGATCCTGACGGCCAATGAGCTGGACCAGTGGAAAGACGCGCTGCTGATGGCCGCGAAGCTGTCCGCAATGGCCGCAGCCTTTGTCACCGATACGAGCGACACCGGCGGCACCGATAAAGTGTTCGGAGATCCCGAATGGGAGCCCGGCGCGATCACGTTCCTGCCCTACGGCACCGATGTAAAATTCTCCGCGCCCGATCAGATCAAGGACGCCCCGGCGCTCCTGCGCATGAGTTTGCAGGCGATGGCCGCAGCGCTTGGGGTCCCTGAGTTCTTGCTGTCGGGTGATTTGACGAACGCGAATTACAGCAGCTTGCGGGCGGGTCTGATCCCCTTCCGAGTCCGCATGGAACAGGTCCAATATTCGACCCTTGTCCCGCAGGTCCTGCGCCCCGTCTGGGAGCGCTGGCTTCTGGGCGAGATCCTGTCTGGCAGGCTGGATATTCCGAGCGACACTGCCGCCGATTGGATCATGCCGCGCCCGCAGCAGGTGGACCCGGCCAAGGATCTGGAAGCGGTCGAGAAGGCGCTCGCCCTCGGCCTGAAAAGCCGGTCCCAAGCGATCAATGAATTGGGCTGGTCCGCCGAAGATATCGACGAGGAAATCCACGCCGACCGTGCCCGCGAGGCCGAGCTGGGCCTTAACTTCACCCCGACCCATACCAGCCCCAAGGGGAACACCGATGCCGTTTGATGCTTCTCTGGCCCCGGCAACCTTCGATCCCGACGCGCGCACCGTCGAGGCGGTGATTGCGACCGGAACCCCGGTCCAGCGACGTGATGCGCGCGGCGTGTTCACCGAAATTCTGGTCTGTTCGGGCCTCGAAACGGCGAATGTGACCGGGCTCCCGGTCCTCGACAGCCACCGCACCGACAGCGTTCGGGCGACCCTCGGCACGGTCGCGGCGATCAGGATCGAGGGCGATCAGGCGATTGCGTTGCTCAAGCTGAGCGCTGCGGCGGACGTGACCCCGGTTCTGGAACGGATCGCGGACGGGACCTTGCGGGGCGTTTCCATCGGCTATCGCGTCCGCCGCTGGGCGGACGGCGCGAGCGGTGGAACCCGGACCCGCCGCGCGGTGGACTGGTGCCTGACCGAAGTGACCCTGACCTCAAACCCTGCCGATCCGAACGCAAGACTGAGAGACAACGAAAGGACAGAAACCATGCCCGAAGACATTATCACGACCGATCCGCCCGTCGTGGACGAGGCTGAGCGAACCCGCCGCAGGGAGATACGGGCGCTGGTCCGCTCTGCGAATCTCGACGCCCAGGTTGCCGATGATCTGATCGACGCCGGAGCGGACCTGACCCGCGCCAAGGCCGAAATCTTCGACGCCCAGCAGAACCGGCAGCGCAGCGCACCGATCATCCGCAGCCATGCCCCCGCCAATGATGACCCGGCGGTCATCACCCGCCGCCAGTCCGAGGCGATGGCCTATCGGATGGCGGGTGGCGATCTACCCGAAGATGCCCGCGCCTATGTCAACATGAGCCTGCGCGACATGGCCGCTGACAGCCTCGCCCGCAACGGCGTCTCGACGCGGGGCATGTCTTCCGACGAGGTGTTCACGCGGGCGGCACACACGTCCAGCGACTTCCCTCTTGTCGTTTCGAACGCGGCGAACAAGGTGGCGCTCGACACCTACAAGGCCGCAGAAAGCCCGCTCAAAAAGCTCTGTCGCCAGCGAACACTGCCGAACTTCAAGGAAAACACGGCCATCCGTCTGAGCGAAATGGGGCGGCTCGAACCGCTTTCGGAGGCTGGCGAAATCAAGGCCACCAGCCGCACCGAAAATGGTGAAACGATGAAGCTCGGGACCTTGGCGCGCGGGCTGAGCGTGTCGCGGGAGAACCTTATCAATGATGACCTCGGCTTGCTGGGCGATATGACTGCTGCGCTGGGCGAGGCTGCGGCACAGACCGAAGCCGACGAGCTGGTGAAGTTGATAACTGGAAACCCTGCAATGTCGGATGGGACTCCGGTTTTCGATGACAGCCGGGGCAACGTCTCCGCTCCAGGTCTTGAGGGCGCTCCGAGCGTCAACCTGCTGATCGAAATGCGCCGCAAGATGCGCACCCGGACGGGACAGGACGGCAAAACGATTATCTCCGTCGCGCCGCGCTACGTTCTGGTGGGGGCAGACCATGAGACCGAAGCCGAAAAGGCGCTCGCGTCGATCCAGCCCAACAAGGTGGACGATGTGAACCCGTTTGGGGGGAAACTCTCGCTGCTGGTCGAACCCCGCTTGCCCGCAGATTTTTGGTACGTCTTCGCGGACCCGGCCCGGCTGGCCGCCATGCAGTACGCGTATCTCAGCGCGGCGCAGGGGGTCCAGATCCAACGCACCGAGGCTTGGGATACGCTGGGGCTCAAGTTCCGCGCCTTCCTCGACTTCGGCTGCGGCTGGCTGGACTGGCGCCCGGCGCACCGCATCGCGGGCAGCGTATGACGCTCGATGAACTTCTGAGCGCGCGGGACCGGCTCCGGCGCGCCCGGTTCAAGGGGATTACCACCGTGACGCTTGATGGCGAAACCCTGACCTACAAATCCGACGCCCAAATGGCCGCAGCGCTGGCAGCCATCGAGGCGGAAATCACCAATCTTTCTGGCGGCTCCCGCCCGAGAACCATCTACCCGAAAACCAGCAAAGGACTCACCTGATGCGCAACTATATCCAGAAAGGGGACACGCTGACCTTCACCAGCGCCGATCCCGTGACCTCTGGCCAAGGTGTCGTGATGAACGCTCTCTTTGGGATCGCCGCCACCAGCGCCGCCGCAAATCAGCCCTTCGAGGCTTCCGTTGTGGGCGTCTTCGAGCTGCCTAAGGTCGCCGGAGCTATCGCCCCCGGTGCGAAAGTCTACTGGAAGGCCGACACCGCCAACGTGACCACCACCGCGACCGGCAACAAGCTGATCGGCGCGGCCACCGAAGCCGCGGCGGATACCGCCACCACCGTCCGGGTCCGGTTGAACGGAAGCGTCTAATGTCTAACCGCCCCACAGATTCAGGAATGCCGATTCTTACAGGCTCTACTATCCTAGATAGTGGGAAAACGCCTGAGGAATGGGCAGCGTTACTGAATCAAAGGGGCGTCAAGGTTCAGGCTGACACAATAAGAAAGCGGGCAAACGAACTCGGGTACCGCTACAAATGCTTCGGGACGCCTGTCATCACAGGCGAACAAATGGACGCAATCATCCGCGAGGGAATGGAATGCCACTCCGTCCAAAACTCAGACCAGACAGTGAAGTCTGGCAAGCGCACGGTCGGGTCGATTACAACGGCAGGCCAATCACGAAGTATCTCAGGCTCAGCACTGGATCATCTACAGAAGCAGGCGCAAAAGACTGGATCGCGCACTATGAGGCCCGGGAAATCCGTCGTTACCTCATTGGAGACGAAGCGGAGCGGCTCACAATGAATGAGGCGATCCTACTTTACAAAGCCAAACCCGCTGAAGCGGAGAGAATACTTAAAATTATTGAGGCGCTCGGACATAAAGCCGACGACTTCCTGAACATGGCTGTCGTTACGATCACACCGAAATATCTACGCGACCTTGGTGTGGAGCTCAAACCAAACTGCGCAACAGATACGATGTGGCGCGAGATCGTGTCACCAATCCGCGCCATTATCAATAACGCGCATGATCTAGGGAAATGTCCGCCCATAAAAGTCAAACGATATTCCGAAAAGGAGCGGATTGACCAAGACGAATTCAGAGGGAAGCAGAGCAGGGTAGAGCGCACCCCTGGAGATCGCGAATGGTTGGCAGCCTTTTGTGCTGATGCGGACATTTACAATGCGGCGCTTGCGAACTTCATGTTCGAAACAGGAGCTCGGATAGATCAGGCAATAAGCCTTGAGCCGGATCACATTGACCTGATGAATAAGCGCGTCTGGCTCAAGGCGGCGAAAGGGCATCCAGCGCAGTGGGTTGCTATATCACATGACATGATGATCCAGCTTGCTAACCTGCCCCCGAAATGCCCTGCAAACCGCAAAACTGGCGAACGCATGTCACCCCGCGTGTTCGGGTATGGATCAAGTACAGGCTACACCAAACGCTGGCGCACGATCTGCAAAAATGCCGGTATTCCCTATTTGTCTGCCCATCCGGCTGGCCGTCATGGATTCTACACCGAGCTGCGAGTTCGCCAAGGCGTTGACCCTATGTCAGCGGCAAAGGCTGGACGCTGGAAAGACCCAACATTGCCCGACAGAGTTTATGCTCATGGCGAGCAGAATGAAGCTGAAATTCGAGAACGAGTTCGCACAGGTCGTGCACGGTCGGACACCCTCAAAACGATTAAGCAACTGAAAGAAAATAGGAAATAGGAATATGAATACGCCCCTCCTAAGGGGCAGGTTGCAGGTTCGAATCCTGCCGGGGTCACCAAATTTTTATTTAAAATGAAATGACTGTCGAATTAGCCTTGGAGCCTCATGCTGCAGTTTGCATGTTTTCCCAGTCCATTTCGCACGAAATCCAGGCTTCGTCTGGGCGCTGTTGCACAAATCGGGGTCTGAGCGCGGTTTCCCTTTCCCGGACGGACCTATCCTACGGCCACAGTCATGGGTACGCCGAGCGCGGTGTAGCCGTTCAGCACGGCGATACGAACTTGCAGCTCGGCGACCTGGCGGTCGAAGTCTCGGGCCATGAGGGATTGGCCGAGCAGCTTGATGCAGTTCATCTTGCTCTCGACCCGGCTCCGGCGGTGGTAGCCAGACCATCGTCGCCAGATGGCACGACCCAAATATTTGGACGCGCGCAGTGCCTCATTGCGGGCGATGGCTCCGGGGCTCGTTGGTTTCCAGGGATTGGCGTTCTTGCGGNGCGGGATGATCGCAGCGGCACAACGGGCAGCGATTGCCTCGTGGCACTTGCGTGTGTCGNAGGCGCCATCTGCCGTCACGGAACCGATCTCTTCGTCAGACGGGATTTGGTCNAGGAGATCTGGCAGGATGGGCGCATCGCCAATGTTGCTGCCGGTGACTTCGACGGCCCGGACTTCCAATGTTTCCTCGTCGATACCGATGTGCACCTTGCGCCAGATGCGCCGTTTGGCTCCGCCGTGCTTGCGGGCGTTNCACTCACCTTCGCCTTCGGCCTTGATGCCGGTGCTGTCGATCAGCAGGTTTAGCGGGCCCGTGCCGCCGCGATACGGGATCGCCACATTCAGCGTCTTTTGGCGGCGGCACAGGGTGCTGAAGTCCGGCACTCGCCAATCCAACCCAACCAGCCGCAGGAGGCTCTGAACGAACCCGGTCGTTTGTCTCGTNGCCATTGTCGCTCGGACCAATGGCGCTCCCAATGGCGACCATGCCAAACTTGCCCGGGGCTCCGCCNGTTCAGGGCTGAAAACAGTCCACCGGACTGTTTTCCGAGCGCCCTTCACCCTTCATTGTCAGGCACGTCTGGATAGCTTCATCGCTGAAACCCGGCTGCCGCCCACGCTTCCCGCTGGGCGGCGGCTTCCACATCATGTCGGGATCGAACCAGATCGTCAGCGATCCGCGCTGGCACAGTGCTTCATTGTAAGCCGACCAGTTCGTGGTCTTGTCCTTCGTAGGGGACCAACTGCTCATAACTTCCAGCTATCACGCTGGATTCACGCAGTGAATCCCTCACTCGATTCGTGCAACAAGGCCCATCTGAAGCTCCCCGTTCACCCTGCCGAGAAAATTCTACTTCCGCATCCCCTTAAAATCGCGGGGGATTACCGTTGCATCTGATCCTTGCGGCGGACCGGTTCAACGCGGTAACGATCTTTCAACGTTCGGTGCGGTAGCGGCTGGTGGATACGCTGGTGACCGATGAGACGACTGCGCTCCGGCTGCTTGAGGCGGCTGGAGACTGAGACCCAGGAACAGGATCCTTTCCATGGTACAACAGGCCCTCGTGCTCGAAGAAAAAGACCGCCTCTCGCTGCGGGAGATCGACCTGCCTGACACACTCGGGCCGGAGGATGTGCGGATCGCGATCCACACGGTCGGCGTGTGTGGCAGCGACGTGCATTATTACACCCATGGGAAAATCGGCCCCTTTGTGGTGCGCGAGCCCATGGTGCTGGGCCACGAGGCCGCCGGGACGGTGAGCGAGGTCGGTCGCGATGTGACCAGCCTCGCCGTGGGTGACCGCGTCTGCATGGAGCCGGGCATTCCGAATATGCGCTCGCGCGCCGCCAAGCTCGGGGTCTACAATGTCGATCCATCAGTGCGGTTCTGGGCGACGCCGCCGGTCCATGGCTGCCTGACGCCTTCGGTCGTGCATCCCGCCGCGTTCACCTACAAATTGCCAGACCACGTGAGCTTTGCCGAAGGCGCCATGGTCGAGCCCTTTGCCATCGGCATGCAGGCCGCCGCCCGTGCGAAGATCAAGCCCGGTGACATCGCC